GCCGCCCGATTCGTCTTCGAGTACCTTGTTGAGAACTTCGACGTCGTCGGTCATGGATTAGGTGTGGAGAACAGCTGCGGAGTGGTCAGAACGGGACGACCTTCTCGCCGACCCAGGAGATCGAGACGCTGGATTTCCCGTCGCCGGGGTGTCCGGACTCGATGTCCTCGATGGCGACGCCCATGATGCGGTAGCCGCCGCCATGCTTCTTGTTTCGGAAGATGAGGCGGTGCTTGTTTTCGGGCGCTTCGATCAGGCGCTGCTCGAGCTCCTGCTTGGTGCCGTCGTACTCGAGGTCCCCTTCGGGGTAGTGCGACGACAGCCCGCGGTCGGGGTGCTTGCTGTCGTCGAAGTTGGACTCGCTCCAGTCGCGAGTGTGCGACCAGTCTTTGTCGGTGACGGGGACGACGTCGCCGTCGATGACGAGTTCGACGTCGTCGCCCATCTGGTTCTTGTCGTCAACCATAGTATCGGATTAGTTAGGAGTTGATGGTGATGGTGGTCTTGAACGTCTCGACCGCCTGGATCGGGGTGACGCCCACCTCGAGGGCGATCGTACCCTGGGTGTCGTCACCGGCGGGCCGGACGTACAGGTTCGTCTCGTCGCGGGTGTTCGCCTTGAGCAGCCCGCGGTCGGCGAGGTCCTCCAGTCGCGCCTGGGCTTCCTCGGCGGCGATCTCGTCGGCGCCGTCGGTGTCGAGGTCGCCCCGGATCGCCTGGCCGACTGCGCGCACCAGGAGGACGGCGCGGTCGATGACGCGGACGGTCTGGAAGTCGGTCTCCCAGTTCGCCTGCTCGTAGGTCGACAGCGAGCCGTCGACCTCGATCGCGCCCTCGTTCTTCAGCGGGATGACGTACGCTGAACGCAGGTCGGAGCGCTCGCTGTGGGTAAGCCGCGCCTCGTCGTTCTTCCCGGTCTCCAGGTCGACGCCCTCGATGTGGTCACCGTAGATCGGGTTCTCGAGCGCGTTCCCGGCAGTGAGCCCACCAAGGGCGCCGCCGACGGTCTCGACGGTGTCCTCCTGGCGACCGGGCGCAAACAGGAAGTGCGGGAGCGAGTCGATCCCGTCGGTGTACGCGCCGGTGTCGAACATCGGGTCCGGCGGGCTCTCGCTCGTGTTGTCGTTGGGCTGGGCGAACGAACACGACTTGACCATCTTGTAATCGGGGTCGCGCAGCTGCTCGGCCTTCCCGGCCAGCGTGGAGCCCACCGACTCGGCGTCGCTGAGCGCCCAGTAGACCCCCGACTCGCCCTCGTTGAGGACCATGTCGGCAGCGTCGAACGCCGTCGACCAGTCGAGGTACTTGTAGTCGATATTGTAGTTGTCCGCGGTGTCGGCCTTCCAGGCACCGGTGAGGGGGTTGATGAAGATCTCGTCAGCACCTGGCGCCGGCATGCCGGCGACGTCGCTGTACGCGAACTTCACCGTCATCACGGTGCCCGTGTCGTCCTCGACGGTGATCTCGTTGGTGTCCTCGATGAGCGGCGCGTTGCCGATCGCCGAGCCACCCGTCGAGTCGGCGGCGTCGCCGCCACCGGTGATGTCCTCGTCGGTGACCGATTGCGTCGCGGGCATCACGCCGTAGAGGTACGCCGAGTTGGCGCCGTTCGAGAGCGCGTCTTTCAGCGCCTTCGCGAGCTCGGAGCCGGCGCCGAAGAACGTCTCGGCGTCCTGACCCGACTGGACCTGCTTGTATTCGTTCGTCTGTGCGCTTCCGTTTCCGGTGTCGCCCCGTCCGAAGATGACGAGTTTCTCTTCCTCGCCGACTTCGACCCCCTGAATCGTACCGCCTTCGAGGGTCACTTCGATACCGGGCGTTTGTCCGTAAGTTACTGACATCTGTGAGGTGTCTCCGGTTAGTTAGCGGGCGATGCGTCTCACGGCAAGTAGTCCCAGACGATCTCCGCATCCTCGTTGGCGTCGACGGTCATCTCGCTGGTCTGCGGGACCTCGACCGTCGTGATCGTCGGGTCGGACGTCTCCGCCTGGTCGCGGAAGCGCGCCTCGAGGTCCTGCCGCCAGCGCCGCGCTGCGACCTCGCCGCCGAGGTCGTCTTCGCGACGGCCTTCACCCACGCGGAAGTGGGTGATGTCGTCGATGGTGCCGCCGTCGTCGTCGGGGAACGCCTTGTCCTGCTGCTTGCTGTCGTACTCTAGGAGCACCGTCTCGAGGTCGTACCCGAGCGCCGTCGCGTCGAGGTTGAAGTTCCCGCTCGCGACGTAGATGTCGACCTGGATCTGCATCTCCCAGTCGACCTGGAAGATGCGGCCCGTGCGGTCGCCCTGGCCGTCGGTCGTGTAGCCGACGAGATCGGAGTCGAACGCGTCGGCGCGGACCTTCCCGACCGGCTGGAGCTCGACGATCGGCTGCGAAAGGCCGGCGTCGCCGTTCTCCCAGTCGGCGAGGTGGTTGATGTAGGCGCCGCCGGTGAACTGTTGGGACTGCTGCAGTGCCCGGGCGATCGCCGTGAGGACGTCACCGGGGCGCATCAGCGGAACACCTCACCGAAGAGCTCGCCGATTGCTCGGCGGATGTTCTTCTCGAGGTCGCTCTTGTGTTCCCGGAGCGCCGGCCGCAGGAACGGCTGGGCGGGCGTCCCCGGGTGGTCGACCGAGTACTTCGAGATCCACTGGCCGTCCACCTGGAACGTCATCGGGTCGTCACCGTTCGCCGAGATGACGTGCGCGTCGGTCCCGTACTCGACGTCCGGCCCGTACTCAAGGTTCGTCCCCACGACGAACTCTCCGATGTCGACGCGCTGATGATCGATCGACGACCGGAGCGTGCCCGTGTCGACGGGCGCGTTCTCCTTCCCGGAGCGTTCGACCTGGAGTGCGGTCTCCTCGGTGGCGTCGTCGAGGGCCCCGTCAACGGCGTAGGACGCGGTCTCGAGCTCCTCGGCCAACAGCTGGAGCTGCTCGCTCAGGTCGTCGAACCCCTCGAAGTTGGTCATCTACAGCTCAGGAACGTCGAACGTTGCGGTGCCGGTGCCTTCGTCAGCGCTCGAAACCTGGATGGACTGCACTGTCTCGTGGTAGATACTCTTCAGCTCGACCGCGAACTCCATGACGTCCTCGCCGGATCCACCGCTGAACACCTCGGACGTCGCATCCTTCGGGTGCTCGCTGCCGATCACGAGCAGGTAGGTCGCCCAGGCGTTCGCGGCGGTCGCATGCAGCGACGTCGGGCCCGCGATCTGGTAGCCGTCGTTGACGTCAGCCTCGAGTTTCTCCTCGGCGGTCTCTGCCTTCTCCAGCTTGTCGTCAGTCGTCCAGGTGGACGGCTTGGGGCCCGTGAGCGGGATGTCTTTGAGCTCGTCGATGTACCTGAGGTCCGACTCGTCCTGGTAGGGCACGGTAGATCACCCAGTTACGCCTCGAGGTGGGCCTCGATGACGTCGACGGCACCAGTGCGATCCTCGCCGTTTTGCTCGGCGTGGAGGACGGCCTGCAGCTCGTCGGTGGAGTAGTCGCCCTCGGCGATCTCCTCGTCGAGCTCCTCGATCGTGAGGTCGCCAGGAGCGAACGGCGGCGTGGAAGTATCGGCCTCGGTGGAGGCCTGGGAGTTCTCAGAGTCGGTAGCGGTGGGTTCCTCGTCCGGGGGCGTCCCTCCTCCGGTGTCGCCGCTGGCGTCATCGATCGGCCGGAAGGAGTCGCCGAACGCGTCGAGTTCGGCCTCGGTCGGCTCGACGACGTCGCCCGGCTCGATCAGCTCGACTTCGTTGCCCTGCGAGCGGTACAGCCCCGTGCCGGTGTACTCGTAGCGGTCACTCATGGTTCGTCACTAGTTACCCGCTGAGGCCCGTGAGGTGGGCGACACCCATCTGACCGGCTTCGGTCGAGGCGAGCTGCAGGTTGGCGGCGCCGAAGATTTTCATGAAGAGCGTCCAGCCGGAGGGGCTCTCCCACTCGATCGGCTGGACCTCCTCGGCGACGCCGAGCTCGACGACGTCGCGAGTCGGCTGGAAGATGACGGCCTCGCCCGGCGGGACGTGCTTCGTCTTCCGGATGCGGCTGATCTCGTCGCCGAGCTCATCGAGGATGCGCTCGCGCATGTTCGTGTCGCCGGGGTTGCCCGAGCCGAAGTCGGCGATGATGCGACGGAGGCGCTGGTACTCGTTCCGGTTGACGTACGCCCAGTAGCCGCCGTCGTCGAACTCGTCGTCCTCGAGGGCTTCGACGACCGAGAGGAAGTCGCCGCGGATGTCCTCGGCGTCGGTGGTGTCGTCGTACCAGTTCGAGCCTGCGACCTGGTTGCGGTCGGGGTGGTTGGTGAAGCCGTGCATCTCGTAGCCGTCGATCGGCCGCTTCCAGCCGTTGATGAAGTACTTCTCGAACGTGGAGTTGACCGACCGGGTGGCCTGGCTCGGGACCTTCGTGTCCAGCGAGCCGCCGGGGCCGCGCCGGCTCGTCATCAGGATGCGGCGGTCGATCCGCCAGTTCTTCCAGACGCAGGGCAGCGGGACGCCGTCCAGCCCGTAGCCGGGATCTTCCTCGTCGCTGCTGCCTTCGGGGTTCATCCCAATCTCGGCGTCCTCGCTGATGTCGCCCATGGTCTGCCAGCGCGACACCCACGTCGCGAGGTCCTCCTCGGTGGTGAGACCGGCCTCACGGAGGTCGTTCACGAGGTTGACCTGCTCGTTGCGGTTCTCGACGACGACGTCCTTGAGAGTCTTCCACTCCTCGTACTCGAGGGCGCCGTCGGCGATGAGTTCGGCCCGCTCCTCGTCGGTCGAGGCCATCAGGTACTGGAACCCGCGGTCCCCCCCGCCTTCCGCGAACAGCTGCTTCGCGCTCTGTACCTCAGTACTACCGACCTGTTGCGCTCCAGACATTGTTAGAGAGCCTCCGCGACGATGCGGGCCTGGGTGGCAGACCCGGAGTTGTCCTCATCCTTACGAGCTCGGGCGACGACAGCGCCGGGGCTGTCCCCGTTCCCGGGATCGTACTTCCGGAGGGCGCCGTTCCCGTACGAGACGAGGAGGTCGCCCTCGCTGATGTTCGCGTTCGCTGCGACATCGGCGCCGGCGCCGGCGGCGTTCGAGCCGCCGAAGACGAAGCCGAGGAAGCGGTTGTACCGCTTCAGGCCCGCGGCGAACATGTAGTCGCCGTTGGCGTAGGCGTCGTCGACGGTTTCGGTGTCGTTCGTCGGGTCGCCCGAGTAGGGCGCCTTCGTCGCGACGACCGGTTCTGCGGGCCCGGCCGCGGTCGAGTGCTTCTGGAACTGCTCGGTGTCCGTGTTCGCAGGCTCGACCAGGTGGCCGGGCGTGATCGACTCGGTGGCCTCGCCTTCTTTCTCCTCGGCGCGGGGGCCGCCCATCACGATCTTGTTGCTCGACATGCTCAGTCACCTCCCTCGCTGCCACGACCGTTCAGCTCCGCGACGACGTCCTGGTACTGGTCGGCGTCCTCGTTGGCGCCGCCAGCGCTCGCGAGTGCCGCACCCCGCCCGGTCGAGCCGGGCAGCTGCGCCGCGGTGGTCGCGGTGGCCTGCTCGTGGAGCCGGTCGAGGACGGTCTCGCTCGAGGCCATGAGGTCCTCGCGGTCGTCCTCGTCGAAGTCGTCGGAGTGGGCGATGATCTCCTCGACCTTCTCCTTCGTTTCGAGCTGCTGGTGACTCGCCTCGACCTGCTGCTCCACCTCCGAAGAGATGTAGTCGTCGAGCGAGTCGTGGTCGCCGAGGTCGACCTCGACGACATTGTCGTCGTTGTCGCCGTTGTCGGTGCCCTGGTTCTGCTGCTGTTCTTGTCCGTCACCGCCGTCGTCGTCCACGACGGTCTCGTGGAGCCGCTCGAGGTCGTCGTCCTCCATCGCCTCCAGAGACTCTTCGCTGAAGTCGTGGTCGTTGACGAGCGTGTCGATGATGTCGTCCATTTCTGTGGTTGAAGTCGCGCCGGATTCCGCCGGTTCGTCGTGTGCCTGTACGGTGAAGCGATCCAGATCGAGGCCGACCAGGCCAGCCGCCTTCTGCAGGAGCTGCTTCGCGGCGCCAGCCTCAAGGTCGATGTCGCGGTCGAACTCCTCGTTGAGAAGCCGCCGGGTCTTGTTCTGCGCGCTCGTCGCGGCCGACTCGGAGACGCCTTCGAGCTGGCCGCCGAGTTGGGCCGCCGAGACGAGCCCCGGCGCGGAGAGGTTGTTCGTCGACGGGTTCACCACCGGCAGGACGATCAGCTCGTCCGTGGTGCCCGCGTCCGGGTTGCCGAGCAGGGTGCGTTCGGCGATCCACTGCCGGAGCTCCTGGGACGCGTCCGCCACCGTCGACGGGGGGTCGTCCGGCTGCTCGGCGTCGGTGTGGTCGTAGTAGGCGTCGAGGTAGGCTTCGAACGTCTTCTCGACGTCGCCCCACTCGGGGCTGGTCTCCGTGCCGTCGTACTCGGGCGTGCGCGGCCGCTTGATCGCCGCCGTGAGTTCGGAGGCGATGTCGTGGTCGTGGACCCACGCCGCGAGCTCGCGACTCGGCCCCCAGTTCACCGTGTTCGAGGGCGAGTCGCCCTTCGATACCACGGAGAGGTCGAGGAACTCGATGTCCTCGGCGATGAGGGCGCCCGTGTCCGGGTCGACCTCGTCGGCGGAGAAGCGCGGGTGGACGGACACCTCGTAGGACCCTGCGTACAGCCCGCGAGCCAGGTCCTCGTCGTGAACGACCATCTCGTAGCCGACGCCCCGATCGTCGAGGTAGTCGGCCTTCGGGATTTTCCCGAAGGTGTCGTCGGTCGAGGGCGGGTACTGCGGTCGCCCCGTCTCCTCGTCCATCGGGTGGTCCGCGGTGACGGGCTCGCCGGCCTGGGACGGTGCCGCTTTGCGCAGCTCTTCCTCGGTAATGAGGACGGGCGTGCCGTCCTCCATGTGGAGGATGTCGCCAGGCGCGACGGCGATCCCGCTGAACCGCCAGGGACCGTCGTCTGGATCGAAGTCGTCGTCGGTGGCCCCCGCCCGGAGGTTGAGGTACCGGACGGGGACGCGGATGTCGTTGCTATCCATCTTCAAGCAGTCAAAACCAGGACCTCGCACTCGAGCGCTCGTTGCGAGCGCCGTCGACGCGGTCATCGGCCCTGGAGAATCAGGTTGCTGGGACTATCGTGCAGACGCAGTTCGGGTGGGTGCGGCCCGGGATGAGCGTGGCCGCCTCCTCGATCGGGTACGGCCCACCTGCGGCGAGCGCCTTACAGACCGGGCATGGGTCCGAGGTCAGGATGTCGACCTGCCGGACGCCGGCCTGCTGGTAGCGGGTGGCCGACGCCGTGTTGTAGGCGTTCGAGATCTCCGTCCGGGACAGCGTCCGGGCTCGAGTGATCCCGATGTCGTCAACCTCCTTGTTGAGGCGCCCCGCGACCTTCCGCGGGTTTGCGCCAGTCGCGAGCGCGTCGGTGAGCTCGCGCCGGATCGCCTGCTGAGTCTTGTTTCCGACCCAGTCGAGGTTGTCGTACGTCCGGGTGTAGATTGTCTGGAGCGTGCGTTCGTGGACGGGCATGTTGAACAGCCCGGAGACCTCCCGGTCAGCCACCTCGATACCGGCGTCCTCGAGGCGCTGGGTGGCATCGTCCAGGCCCTTCGAGTAGGCCGTCCGGATGTAGCGGGCGGTGTAGTGCTCCCCGTTCCGGATGCCCCGCCGTTCGATCACCTCGACGACGTCCTCGTCGATGGCGTGCTCGAGCCAGCGCTGGAACGCGTCGACGGCCTCCGCGGTAGTGCGGAACTCGAACTCCTCCCGCGGCGCCGCGGCGGTCAGCTGGAGCGCGTCGTGCTTGTAGCCGACCGTTGCCCGGATGAGGCCCTTCAGGTGGCGGAATCGCTTGGTCAGCGCCGGCGCGAACTCCCGCCGGTGAAGCGTCGTCGTCCGGGTGAGATCCTGCTGCTCGTTCGCGACCAGCTCGTGGCCGTGATCGTGGTCGTGGCCGGAGTGGTCGCAGGACGCCATCAGTCATCGGCCTCCACACTCGCGGGTGTGCCCTCGGACTCGTCGACGCGCTCCTGGAAGAACGCCTCCACCTCGGGGTCGTCCTCGTCGAGCGCCGGCGCCGACGCCGTCCCCTCCATCTCGGGGAACTCGCCAGTTTTGACGAACTCGGTGACCTCCGCGGTACCGTAGCCGGCCAGCAGCGTCTGCAGGTACTTGATCACCTGGGCGCGGTTGACCTGGACCTTCGACTCGTCGAGGTCGGACTGCTCGGCGAGCGACGGCCAGTCGACCGTGTAGCCCTCACCGGAGGGATCGGCGATGACGTCGAACTCACGGAGCCGGTCGAGCAGCTGGCGGACGATCGTGGGGGTCGCGAACTGCTCGCGACGCTCAGCGATCTGACCGTACCACTCCTTGCGGTCCTCGGTGGTGGCGCGCTCCCCGGTCTCGTTACCCTTCAGGATGGACTGGGCCATCCCGGTGTACGCGCAGATCGCCTCGATCTCCGAGTCGATCACCGACGACGGGTCGAGCTCGGCGTCGCCGATGTCCTCGACCTCGGCGCCCTGGGTGCGGATGAACGGCTGGAGGCCGTGGATGAACTTCCGGACTTCCTCCTGGAGCTGGTCGCCGCCGTCCTCGAGCTCGTAGTCCTTGTCGACGTTGACGTGGAGGCTGTCGCGGGCGCCCCGGTAGGCGATCTCCGCGGCCGACCCCAGCGTCTTCTCGATGTCCATCAGCGCGTTGAACACCGGCTCCTGCCGGGGGGTGCCACGGACCTCGTCGTCGAGCCGGTTCTCCGCGATGTGGACGACCCGGGAGTGGTGAACCCAGACGTCGGTGCTGGCGTGTGAGGTTTCGTCGTCCTCGTCGCCGAGGTCAAGCCGGTAGTAGAGCGGTTCGCCCCAGCGTCCAGACGTCTGGTCGCCGAGGCGGAGGCTTTCGACGCTCCGCTGGCTGAACGGGCGGAGCCAGTCGACGTCCTCGTCGGGATCGCCCTCAAGACTGCCGGCGTCGACGGGCTGGACGAGGTCCTGGTCGTCGGAGAAGCCGACCACGAGGAGGCCGTACTCGCCGATGCCGGCGAGCTTGTCCGCGCGCTTGCAGTAGTGCCAGGCGCGGAGCTCGTCGACGAACGTCGCGACGTCGGCCTCGAAGTCGGTCTCCTCGTCGGCGCCGGGATCCTCCTTGTCCTGGATCCGCGGGCCGTCCCGCCAGGTAGTAGACGCCGGCGCGTCGACGACCGCCCGGCCGTACGGGTTGCGGAGGTACATCCCGTAGAAGTCGTCGACGCCGGGGTCTTTCTGCCAGCCGAACGCCTCGTAGAGGTCGCGGTCGCCGCCGTACTGGCTACCAAGGTTGGCGGCGAGCATCGACCGGAGCTGGATGCCCGCGAGCTCGTCAGCTGTCAACTCGTACGTCGTGTCGTCGTCGGTGGATTCGTTGTCAGGCATATGTTAGGTCCCCCAGGTGCCGGTGCCGGACGCCGTCGACGACGCCCGCTTGCCGGTGCTCGCGAACACCGCCATGAGCGCCGCGTCGAGGTGGTCGGGCGAGCGCCCGAGAACGTCCTGGACGTCCTCCTTCGGCGAGGCCTTCAGCACCTCCGTGCCGCGGCTGGCGTAGAAGTTTTCGTCGTACTCGACGGTGCGCGCCGCGACCAAGAGCTCCTCGCGGAGGATCCGGTCGTCGATGCTACCGCCGGCCTTCAGCCACTGGCCGAGGACCGCCAGGCCCTCGGTCCAGCAGTTCTTGTACTTCTGCTCCTCGTTCGCCGTCGCGCCGGCGTTGAACCGGGAGAGCTTCGGGTAGGCCTGCGTGAGGCGGTCGGCCAGACCCGAGCCCTCGCCGGCGGCGTCGACGGCGCCGGGGTGGTCGGGCCAGGAGTCGAGGCCTGCGAAGTCGCCGGTGCCGCTGCGGATGCGGGCCTCCTGGGTCGGGTGGTCGGTCCCGGTCTGGGAGTAGTGGACCTTGAGTCGGTCCTCGTGGACCGAGATCAGTACCGTGTTGTCGCCGCTGCGGGCGACGTCGATCCCGGTGCCGGTCGGCGTGACCCGGGGCGACGACGGGGTGCGCTCCCAGGCGTCCTCGACGTCGGTGACCGTGATCGGTCGGTGAGCGCTCGAGCCTTCGGGCGGCATCACGCCGGCGCGGCGCCGGTACCAGCGGACGCCGAGATCGTTGCGACGCTCGTGAGCGGTCTGGGCCTTCACGATGCCCGGCCAGGGCTCGCCGTTGTACTCCTCCCAGTCGTCGCGGATCTTGCTGATGGTCGCGATGCCGTCGATCTTCTCTCCCTCGACGTTTCCGAGCTCGACCTGGACGTTGTGGGCATCGAACGAGCTGAACCGGAGGACCTCCCACTTCGGGTGGTCGTCCATGTACCGGTGGATCGAGTTGGTCTCGCCCTCCGGCGGGTTCGCGATGGCGATGAGGCGGTCCTGGTCGTCGGTCGCCAGCGAGCGCATCGCGTCGATGACCTCCTCGTCGACGTCGTCCTTGTCGGCCTCCTCGATGATCGCGAGCGTGTAGGCGCCGTGGACGCCTTCGAGCTCGCCGGCGTCGCGGGGGCTGGACGCCTCGAAGAAGTGCTCGGGCTCGCCGTCGATCTCGATGCGCTCCGGTCGGCTCTTGTACTCGCCAGGCAGCGGGATGCGGGCGTTGCCGTGGAGGTTCTCGACCGGCTTGCAGTACGTCCGCTTCATCTTCCGCTCGGTCCCCGACGTCGCAAACGACACCGCGGGGTAGCGGCAGAGCAGCCAGACGATCGTGATGGCCGCGAGGATGTACGACTTCCCCAGGCCGTTCGCGGTGACGACGAGGACCTGCTTATGTTGGGCGACTGCCCGGCAGATCTCCCGCTGGGCCGCGGTGACCCGGATGCCGAGGTAGTCCTCGATGGCGTCCTCGAGCCAGGTCTCGTCGCCGGCGTCGGCACGCTGTGCGTAGTGCGCCGGGGGCTTCGGCGCCTCGTCGACGTCGCCGGTGGTGGGTGGGTGCATCGACATCAGGCGTCGCCCTCCTCGTGGTACTGCCTCAGGTTGTCCAGGAACGCGTCCTCGAGGGCGACGTTGGCCTCGAGGCGGTCGGGCTCCCGGTCGACGAAGCCGCGATCGGCGAGCCAGTCGTTCCACTCGGCTACCGTCTTTGCGGCCTTCCGGTACTCCTCGTTGCCCATCAGCTCCTGGACCGCCTTCTGGAACACCGTCTGGGTGATGGCGTCCACGCGGTCCTCCTTCAGCTGGTCGGCGATGTACTCCTGGAGGCGCGACTTGTCCTGGGAGATCTGCCCCTTCGAGACGTCGTAGCGGTCGGCTAAACGCGTCGGGCTGATCGCGCCGGGGTGGCCGGCCTGTTCGATGAGCTCGAGCATCTCGGCCCGGCGCTCCGTCCAGTGATACTCGGACGGAGGCTTGTGCTCGGGCACCTCGACAGCCCGGTAGTTGACATCGGTCATGGTTTAGCCTGGTTTAGTCCGCGGTCGCGTTCACGCCGGCCTCGAGCTGGCGCTCTGCCTCGGCGAGGCGGCGCTCGATGACCTGGCGGTAGGTCTCCTCGTCGAGCTCGAAGCCGACGATGTCGCGCTCGGACTGGACGGCCGCCGCGGCCGTGCTGCCCGAGCCCAGGAACGGGTCGAGGACGACGTCCTCCCGGTCGGTCGACTGCTCGAGCAGCGTCTCCAGGAGGCCGACCGGCTTCTCGGTCGGGTGCTCGTTGCCCTCCGAGGAGTGCTTGTGGAGGATGACGTCCGACATCGTGCGGTCGAGCGGCCGGGCGTCGCTGGTGTCGTGGACGGCATAGAGGATGAACTCGTGTTGGTAGCCGTACCGGACGCCACCGCTGCCGAACGCCGTCTGGTTGTTCGGCGTCGACTTCAGCCAGACGACGCAGTTGAGGACCTCGAAGCCCGCCTCCTCGAGGACGTCGCGGAAGTCGTCGTAGGTCTTCCAGGA